ATAAGTTTCATTCTGCATAGGCATCTGCGAACCAGGTGTTGTATTTCCAAAAAAGTCCATTTATGTTGCCCTCCTTTACGCCGGATCGGTGAATGTAAGTTCGCTCTGCAGTGCCATCGTTACATCAAACTCAATAACGCCGTTGACGCCGCCGCCTGTTCTTTTCACAGAGGGCTGTGCCGCAAACTCAATTTTCGTTCCATCCGGATCAGTTTCCTCAAAATAATAGGTTTTCTTCGATGCTTCCATTTCGCGGAATTTGCGGTAAGAGCTTTCCGCCGAGCTGTTGTCGTACTTGAACTTATAGACCATATCGCCCGGATCACCGATGCCCATTTCATACTGTTTTACCTTGTCCTTTAAGGTAGTGTTTTCTACTTTTTCAGGATCAGAACCAATTTCAGGGATTTCCTTTAATCCTGCAAGGTCTGTATAGCTTGCTCCCTCTTTGGTTTCTTTGTAGCCTAAAGCTGCTCCATTTGCCAGCATTTCACATTCCTCCTTTAATAATTGTTACCGTTCCAATACACAATATCGGAATCCATGTCAATGATACCTTCATAACGCATCTGTTTATGTCGCATGCCGGATGGATCCGGGACATCGCTGCAGCCGGTTCGCACCAGCCCAAGCGCGGCAATGGCAGCATCTACAGCCTGCGCCATCCCCGATGTGCTCCCGCTATTCCAGATATCAATCCGGTAACGAACAGATGCTTTATCTTCCTTGTTTGCGGTACGCTCATATACCCTGTTTTCCTCTTCGGTGTACTGGATCGCCGGAAGATCCACCCAAGATGTCGGGTATACATCTGACACGTTGTCGCACACCGCCTGCAGCGCCGCAAACACTTCGTCTTTTACATTTTTCACAGTTTCCTTACCTCTTTTCTCAGATCGGCGGACAGGTGCCGGATAATCTCGCCCTCGTTGTTTTTCAACGCCGGGTACATAAACGGGCGCGCTGCCTGCCCTCTGGTGTAATATCCGATTACCTTGTCGCCGTCTCTGGCAATTCCAAAGCCATAGGACTGCGCCGCTTCCACGGACATTGCATCCGCCGGTATCACCCAACCGCGCTGTTTGTACACCGGATGCACATCAGGAGATATTCCGGCGTGGTGGGCTTCTCCGTTTGGACCCGTACCAAACTCCACATATGGCGCATACTCTTTGTTGGTGTAGCAGATCGCAACCATCCGATCAGAGTATATTTCCATTTGTGTCAGGATGCTCTGCCGCAGCTCACCGCCGCCGCTTCCAAAACGCCTTACCGGTGCTTCCTCTTTTGCTGAAGCCTGCACAAGTGCAATCTGTCTACCGATGCTTCCACGCAACCCGGCTGGAAGCCTGGATAACTCAGACATCTGCCTGCTCAGATCCTCAAATTCCACCTTCAAATCTGCGTTCCACCTCCAACACAAGATGTCCATAAGGATAAACCGCCACGACTTTATAATCCGGTTCCTGATCCGGCGCGGAATAAATACAGATACCGTCGTTCACGGACACGGAGAAGCCGTCATCAAACTCGTACCGTACTTCTCCGTTCTCCATAATCTCCCGATAGTCTCCATCAAGGCGTAAATTCCGGATGTTCGGCAAACGGATTCCGTAACGTTCCGCCTGCAGCTTTCCGCCACCTGCCCACATTTCCGCAA